GACCCATTAGCCCTATTGGAAAGGTACGCAAAATGAGATTCAACCCACAAATTAGGAAAGCAATCTACGCGGCAGTCGCAGGACTTGTACCGCTCTTAGTAATCACTGGGATAGTTACCGGGGAGCAATCGCAGCAGATACTTAGCAGCGTTGCAGCAGCGTTGGCATTCTTGGCTTCAGTGATGGCAGTAAAGAACACCGAGGTGAACAACCCTGAAGAATACGAAGACGTAACCGAGGGACTAGAGCCTCCACACATTCCAGGTGTCTAACTTTTTACACCCTTCTCGGACTACTTTTTACACTAGCCTCGAGCGTTTCGCAATCTAGCGCGCTGCCTACTGTTCACGCCACCCCAGATACCATGCTTCTCATCATTTACTAAAGCAAACTCTAGACACAGCGACCTAACCGGGCAGATCTTACAGAGGCTAATAGCAGATCTTAGGTTCGTATTCATAACGCCACCTTCTGGAAACCAAGCGTCAGGGTCAGAAGTCTGGCAGGCCGTTGCCCCGGTCTTTCTAATGCCTTCGGCTAGTGCAGTTAGGGCTTGTTCTGAGTTCATGCCTAAACAATAACTGCAATTATGTCGCGCTGCTTTGCTATGCTCCAAAACATGATCACAGTGAATAAGACAATTGCCAAACTAGGCGGCACTCTAATCGGCACACACCCGGCAGGATCTCCTGAGTGGCATGCTCAGAGATCTAACGCAATCGGCGGCAGCGACATAGCTCCGATAATGAATAAATCTCCCTGGACTAGCGCGGTGTACTTATGGGCGCAGAAGTCAGGCTTGCTATTGCCTACAGAAGGCACAATGGCTATGAAGCTAGGCAACTACTTCGAGCCTGCAATAGTCCGGCTATTCGGTGACATGCACCCACATCTCATAGTTCATACCGGAGATTACACTTACGAATCACAGAAGAACGCATCATTTCACGCTAACCCCGATGGCGTTATAGAAGATGAAGATGGCAGGCTTTACATTCTTGAAATCAAATTCTCTAGAAACGCTATGCCTATCTTGCCGGAGCATTACAGGCTTCAAGTTCTTTGGTACATGATCGTCACAGGCTTGCATAGTCCAGGTGTACTTTGCGCGGTCGCAGGAGGCGAATACAGAGAGTTTACAGTTGACTATGACCCGATAGAGGCGGAGGCACTTATGAGGGCGGCAGAGAGCTTCCTAGAGCTTGTGAGGACAGGAGAGCAGCCAGACATAGAAGGCAGCGATTCTACTTACAGCGCAATTAGGATTCTGCACCCGGACATAGAAGACACAGAAATAGAAATAGACCCCGAGGAATACCGACTTCTGCAATCGGCACTAGAGCAAGAAAAGTTCTGGAAGCAGCAGGCAACACTTAGGAAATCGGTTATTCAAAGCAGCATGAAGGGCGCTAAATACGGTTATGTAGACGGCGAGAACGTTGTAATGTTACAAAGCAGATCTGGCGGCGCGCCTTATCTCAAAATCACAGGAGGGTAAAAATGGGATTCATGGATAACTACGAGCCAGTAGCGGATCGAATAGCTAAGTTCTGGGAGAAGCACCCAAACGGCAGAATACACACCGAGATAAAGCTAATCAACGAGACCGAGATAGTGATTATGGCTAGTGTCTACACTGACCGGGAAGACATGAGGGCAGCAGCTATTGACTTTGCCCAGGAGACTAGAAACTCAAGCCCAATAAACAAAACTAGCTTTATCGAAAATTGCAGCACTAGCGCAATCGGCAGGGCTTTATCAACGCTCGGGTTTTCTAGCAAAAAAGACGGTCACAGCGTTAGACCTAGCGCGGAGGAAATGCAGGCAGCATCACAGGAAGCCCTAGCAGTGTCTCTAAAGGGGTTTGAGGGTCGCGCAAGTGTCCTAGCCCTAAGTAGTGACGTTGAAGGGCTTAGAGAGCTATACAGCGACGCTAAGCTTCATGGAATGCCCAAGCGATTCCTAGAGCAGGTAACAGAGATGGCAAAGGCAGTAGACACAAAGTAAAAACCGAAGGAGACGTAGCCCACAGATAGCTACGCCTCCAGAAGTAATTCTATCTGACACACAGGAGAATCATGCAGCAGGAAACAGACTGGAAAGACTTCACAGAGCGGACTTGGCTAACTGGATACAAACGGGGCTATGGTCATGGTCGCGAAGACATGCGAAAGCAACTCACTTTTGAGCTTTGGGACTTTAGAAAAAAGATACTTTTGACAGATACAGATCTCGCTGAAACGATAGAAATCTGCATCGAAAGATTAGAAAAATTAAAATAAGATACATCTTCTATATATAGATATATATAAGCATTATTAAAGGTTCTATATATAGACATTTAACTTAATAACTATACATAAGCATTATGTTTATATATAGCAAGAAATTACTCATCACAGAAAAGGAAATGGAATGCCAAAGATCACAATCACAGGAGATGTCAATCTAATCGGCTGGGAAGGCAAGCGCCTATCAGTTTGGGAGAATTACGAAGTACCCGGACAGCCAAAGCCATTCTCAAGACTCTGGACAGCTTGGTTCGACATGAGCCAAGTCGAACATCTTCAGGAGCAAGACTGGGTAGAAATCTCCGGGGAGCTATCAACAAAGATAGGAAAATACACGCCTAAGGATTCGACAGTTGAAAAAACAGTAGTTGAGCATCACGTCCAGAACGCTCGACTAGTCCAAGTCAAGACAAAGACACAGCAGGCTTCAAACGCTGCTTCAGTTAGTGGCTTCGAGAATGCGCCGTTCTGATGATTTCGGACATGAGCGAACTGGAAAACAAACTTTATTTCACAAAAGGCTATGAAGCCGGAGTGCAGCTAGAGCGCAAGCGCATTATCAAGCTAATCAAAGACTTGGCAGACACTCGCGACATTCTAGAGACACTCAAGTATCCATTCCTTGCTAAGGAAATAGAAGACGCAATCCTAGACGGTCAAGATGCAGACTAAAAAAACGCAAGCAGAAGCAATTTACAAAGCTGTTTACGACTACTTCCGACTATTTGACGGAGCATCAAACAGGACTCACAAAATTAGCGAAGCGGAACTTATAACCCTAATAAATGAGGCACTCGATGACTGAAGAAAAAACGTCAGAGATCATGACTAGAAAAAATAGGCAACCACTAACCGGCATCGTATTCTTTGCAGGTGTAGGAGTAGGCACTCTAAGCGTTTGCTTCTTCTTCTTAGTCATAGTGCTGATAGACAGACTCTAAGATGATTCAGGTTTTTGTACCGGGCGTACCTCAGCCACAGGGTTCAAAGAATGCGTTTGTAATTGGCAAGCGCGCGGTCATAGTTGAGAGCAATAAAAAGCTCCCGGCATGGCGCAAAACACTAACTGAAGTACTCGAGGCAGCTAATAGCTCATGTCAGCCGCTTACTGGCGCAGTCTGTTTAGAGGTGATTTTCTTTATGCCTCGAGCTAAGAGCAACACAAAAGATTACCCATCGCAAAAGCCTGATCTCGATAAGCTCATAAGGGCAGCAGGCGATTCAGCAGACAACGCCGGGCTACTCTCAGACGATTCTCAAATCTGCCAAATCTTAGCTAATAAGGTATGGGCAGGCAGTGAAGCAGATCAAGGCGCACTAATTACATTCAGCGAACTATAAGAAAGACAACTAACCTATGTATAAGACAACGCTCACACAGAAAGCGCAAACGCTTATGAAAACAGCAGCAGGAATGGTCATACTTGCATTCTTCCTAGTAGGGGTAAACCTACTTGCAACACTCATAACAGCCTATGTACCCTGGCTAACTATGATTCTGCTCGGAGCTACCTTCAGCTACTTGACAGTAGTTGTTTATCAAGGGCTTAGAGACTCATGAAATGCCCTATCTGTGACACACCTCACACAACTCGAGGCAACGAAGTAGTACCATGTAAGAGATGCTGGACTAAGGAGAGATCTTGGCGGATTGGCACAACTCGAAAGAGTGGAACAAAGCGCGCGCCTATGCGAAGACAGTCCTAGAACCTGAATGTGTTATCTGCGGTGCAGAACTAACGGGGGGGGACTGGACTATAGATCACATACGCCCACCCTCGGTCACGGGTGACCCTAACCATGACATAGCTAACCTCCAATCTTTATGCCGGGTATGTAACGGGCGCAAGTCGGATAAGACAGCAGTAAGAGCAGCTTGGAAGAACAGCAGATGGTAGGCAGGGGCAGGGCAGGGGCTTATCTTGTCCCCCAAAAGGGGGGTAAAAGGGGGTCTAAAGGGGGGTCTACAGAGGCCTCACAGAGGGGCTAAAGGGCAGGGGCTTTTTTCGACAGCCGCGCGCCAATCCCACGCTTCTCCACAAGTTAAGACAGAATAGCTAAATTATCCGAGGAGGTACATCGCATGATTCACGAAACACTTAGCAAGTGGTTAGATAGCCTTACATTGACCATTGAACAAAAAGTAATCTCCGAAATGGCCTTACGTCTAGCGGCTTCCTTCGACGAAACCGGACACACCTCGACAGCAGCGGAGCTACGCAAAACAATCTTGGAACTGCAATCACAGATCAACGCCAACAGGCACGAATTAGACCCACTAGAGAAGCTGCTAACTAGGTAATGCTCACGCCGGGCCTAGTGGATATTCCTAACCCTATGTGGTTGAGGTATCAGGGGTGCGATCCCTCTGAGCGGCACTAATGCTACAACTTCCAGCTAGCTACACTAAGCCGCTATCTGAAGACTTCATAACAGACGGTGACTTACTTATAGAGCTAGCAACGATAGCTTGGAAAGCTCCCGAAAGTCCAGACGGGCTAGAGCTAGACGAATGGCAGAAGTGGCTACTTCGACACCTTCTAGAAAGATACCCAGACACACACCCAGATCCCAATCTTGCAGGCAGACTTAGATACAGGCAAGCGGTAGTAAGTTTGGGAAGGCAAAACGGCAAGAGTTTACTCGCGGCTATCTTGGGGCTTTACGGGTTACTCGTGCATCAGCCTTCCGGCGCACAGGTGCTATCGCTTGCCAGTTCCTCAGATCAGGCGCGCATTATTTATTCTCGGGTACTTTTTGTAATCCAGAACAATAAGTTTCTGTCTAAGCGGTTCAAGAAAGCTACTGAGATGCGCGGCATCG